TATCCGTCACACCCAAATCCGCGATCCATGTCTCCAAAGAATTCCAGATGGCCGTACAGGCGGCGGCGAATTTTCCACAAACGATCGGAAGAGTCCGCTTCACCGCGGCCTGTAATTCGGAGCGCTTCATAAGAATCCGCTGATAAATATCCTCCAGCACAGGAATCTCCACGTGCGCAGAGGATTTCTTTGTATGTACGTATATTCTCTCATAAGGTGTAACTCCGGCGGAACGTAGAGCTGCCGTAACTGCTCCCATGGTCGCCTTATTGCCCACTAAAATCGGGGCAAGTACTTCGCGGAATTCCAGTTTGAGTCCGTCCGTTCTTGACCACTTCGACACCTTCTGTACGACCGTGTCAAGATCCTTATAAAGGAGCTCAATGTCGGCCTCTATACGGGCCACCGCCGGCTCATTCTCAAAACAAAAGGCGTTCTCATTTGCTATCGCCGCCTTTCGAATCGAAAATACCGAGTAGAATTCCTTCTGTAGGCTACGGACGTCAATCGGGCTAGCCGGCTGAAGCGGCGTCCCCTTCAAGAGGTCGAGGAGTCGTTGCGCACAAATATAGCTCGTATCCAGGAGAAGAATTTCTGAAGACGTCGTATCGCCCTCCGAAATTCTCCGGTGAATTCGCGGCAGGTCCTCAATCTGCCGCAGATTCCTCTGCATTTCCTCTCGCACATCGGGATCCGTTGAGAGCACATAGTCGATCTCGGCGTATCTTAACTTCAGAGTATGTATGTTCGCGGTCGGATACAGGATCCGATTACGCATCGCACGTTTACCGAAGACCGTATGTGTCCGCTGAAAGAGTCCGAGAACGGAGTCCTCCATCTTCGGTGTGACAATATTCAGTTGAAAGAGGGCCTGATTTCCTAGTGATAGATTCGCCGAGGGCGCCCACTGTTCGGGCACGTGGATACGCTTGAACCCCGTCGGATAGTACTCCTGGAGGCGCTGAAAGGCCGCGCACAAGAGTCGTTCCGTGAGAGGGCGCTGCGAGAGTTGGAGGACTTCGCGGGTCGGAAGCAGAGATTGAATTGCGAAGACCCGTTCCATGAATTCTTCGCGCACCATCGGAATTTCGAAGCCGCCCTGATCGGCGGCGGAAATGAATTGAATTCGGCTCCCCGGAATTCCGAATTTCCTCTGAAGTTCTTCGGGGCCCGGCTGGTCGAGAGGATCCCCCTTCCACCAGATGACACATTCGGTGGGCAAATAGACCTGAAAGAAATGGCATACATCGTCCGTCGTCCAGGAACCCTTCTTGCCCGCGGCGATCCCCTCGTGTGTTATACACTTCCCCGTTGTAAGATCGACGCAGAGGCAGGAGAACCGAAAAGGATCCTTGGAACCCCATGCAGAATCCTCGATCCAGATTCCCGCAAAGTACGTGGCACCGCCTTCGGTCACGGAACTCAGCGCCTCCACGTGCGTCCCCGGTGTGAGAATGCGCACGACATCTCTGGATGTTACGGCCCCTTTTGCATCCTTCACTTGATCGTATACGACGACGACCCAGCCGGCCCGAGAGAGGGTGGCGGCGTACTTGTGGAGCGACTGCTCGGGAACTCCGGCAAAGAGGGCATCCGACTTATTGGGGCCATCGCCCTTTTTAACGGACAGGCGGACTCCGAGAATATCCACGAAGCGTTTCATGGACGTATGCGTAGAACTGTTGGCTGGGTCTATCCAGTCATAGAATTCATAGAATTTTCCGACTTGATAGAAAATCGCTGTATCGGGTCCGTGTGTGGAACTGTGCGTTTTATAGGCCTTCACGTACTCTTCGTACATCTCGTTAGGCATTCTCTTATAGAAGTAGTGGTTGGGCTTTAGGGGGGATCTGGTTCGCGCTCACAGAGCGCGTTTCTTCATTGTCTCCACATCCGAATAAATCTGCCGCAAAACGTCCTCCGGCGCCTTCGTCTCCTTGTTCACGAGCTCCATTTTTATCAGAATCTCCTTGATCTCCTTCAGCGTCTTCTCCTTCGCCGACTTGTGAATCCCCGAAGCCTTCTTCAGTTTCCGTGTAAATCCGGTCAAGTTCATCTTCAGCATTTTCACCGACTTCTTCTTGGCCTCTGTTTTCCCCTTCTTTTTCGTCTGAGCGGATGGAGCAAGAATGATCTTCGCCTTTTTGTGCGTCTTTGCGAGGTGTACCTTCGGTTCTTTAGACCCTCCTGTAACCGTGGGAACAGCCGCCGCTGGCGCAATGGCCCCAATGGGAGCACCCTCCTCCGTCATTTTGGAACTGAATCCGACAGCGTGCGACGAATCTGTGCCGGGAACACGAGTTGACATGAGCTGATCCTCCGTTCCAGGACTCATTGCGCCACCTTCGCGAACGATCGTATATTTTTTTGGCTGTTTGCGGCGCGTTTTTCCGGCCCCACCCGACTTGATCTCTTCGTAATTTGTCGGGGACAGTGATTTTGCCGCCTCATTGGATATACTGACCGTCTTCGTGGCCATATCTATACTTAAAGATAGCTAAGTTTTTATATTAGCGCCAGCATAAAATTTGATCCCCGATCCGCCTAAAAGTATATTCACAAATCTCGTATGCTTCCCTCCCATCATCACGTTCTTGACCTGTATTTCAAGCAAGCGGGAGGAAGGCAGATCGTTTCTCATCAAATAGAATCGTTCAACCATTTCATGGACATTGACATTCCGGAAATCATCCAGAACGTCAATCCCCTCATTGTTCGCGGAAGTCCAGAGGTCCCCCTTTCCGGCCCCCGTTCCGCTCTCGCGTCCGCCACCGGGCTTTCGACGACGGCGGCGAATGCGCTCATGGGTCGCGCCAACGAAGTCACGAATTTCTCTCTGGCGAACACGAAACATGAATACGAGGTGTCTCTCACATTCCAGAACGTCTCTCTAAGAAAGCCGACCATCTTCGAGAACAATGGGGCAATTCTCCCCATGATGCCGAATGACGCGCGCCTTCGCAATCTCACGTACGCGTCCCCCCTATTCGTGGATATTCTCGTCAAGACCACGTTCATCGACAATACAAAGGGTGGGGAGCGCCAGACACGCGAGCGCCTTTTCCCTAACGTGCACATGGGGAAAATCCCCGTCATGGTGGGGAGCAAGTACTGCCTCCTGCACGACCAGAAACATATACACCCCCGCGTTCTCGGCGAGTGCACGGAGGACTATGGCGGCTATTTCATCGTCAGCGGCGGCGAGCGCGTCATCATTTCCCAAGAGCGCATGTCAGAGAATCGCCCCGTCGTCTTCCGAAACAATCGGACGACCAGCAAGGAGAAGGAGGTGATTGAGGTGAAGTCAATCGGCCCGGACAACGATCAGGTCCCCAAGACGAATTCAGTGAAGGTCATGTACCACCCGAAGAACCCGCAGATTCTCCTGTTGCGCGCGACGATGCCGCGCATCAAGACGGAGATCCCAATCTGCATTCTCTTCCGTGCTCTGGGCGTTCTTGCCGACAAGGACATCGTGGAACTGATTATCGGATCAGAGGAGGACACTACCTTCATGAGTATCCTTGACGAGTCTATCCAGGAGTCCAGTGACATTCAGACGCAGGAGCAGGCTCTCGCCTGGATGAGTACCCACGTCCACAGCTGGTCCTCGCGCACGGTTCGTCAAATGAAGATCGACGACATTCTGGACATCGAGCTCTTTCCGCATGTCGGCATCACGCGGGAGTCCCTATACGCGAAGGCGTGCTACCTGGCCCACATGACGCGCAAGGTGCTCTGGGTAATGACGAACCGCATTCCGAACGATGACCGGGACGGATACCCGAATAAGCGCGTGGACCTGCCCGGCTTTCTCCTCGCGAACCTCTTCCGCAGCTATTTCACGACGAAGATGGTCCGCGACATTCGCTCCTCGCTCGCAAAGGAGATCCACGGCGGCGGCTGGAAGGCGAACGGGGCCTTCCAGGACATTCTGAACGTCAGCAATATCAACAAGGTCATCAAGTCCGTCATTATGGAGGTCGGCATGAAGACGTCTCTGGCCACGGGGAATTTCGGCTCCGTGAAGATCGGTGGGCCGTCCAAGATCGGCGTTTCGCAAGTTCTGAACCGGCTGAATTACGTGTCAGGGATCTCGCATTTGCGCCGCATCAGCACTCCGATTGAGAAGACGGGGAAGCTGATCGCCCCGAGAAAGCTGCACAATACGCAGTTTGGCTTCATCTGTCCTTCCGAGACGCCAGAGGGGCACTCGGTAGGCGTGGTGAAGAACATGTCGTCGACGGCGATCGTGAGTATCTATAGCAATCCCAAGACGGTACGCGAATACATTGACACGATGGGCGTCGTGCAGCCTCTCCGTACAAGCAGCATTACCGAGAAGCATTCATCGACGCGCATCTTTGTAAACGGGGCCTGGATCGGGACCATTCCGGTCGACAAGACGACGGACACGGTGGAGCGCCTCCAGTCGGCGAAGCGCTCGGGCCGCATTCACGTCCAGACGGGGATCATCTGGCGCTCATCGCTGCGCGAGCTCTGGATTACGACGGAGGCGGGGCGGATGTTGCGCCCCCTGTTCTTCGTGCGCGCCCTCAAGGAGATTGCGGCGGACACCTCCGGCGAACTCCTCAAGCAGATCCACGACATTACTCGCTGGGAGGAACTTCTCGTGTGGAAGAGCCCTCGGGGAGAGAATCTCGTGGAGTACATTGATCCCGGCGAGACGGAGCATTCCTATATCGCGATGAAGGCGAGCACCGCCCTCATGGACGACTACACCCACGCCGAAATCCATGCGAGCACGATTCTCGGCACTCTGGCGAGCAACATCCCTTTCCCGGACCACAATCAATCGCCGAGAAACTCGTACCAGTGTGCGATGGGAAAGCAGTCGATGGGGATGTTCGCCCTGAATTTCCGGGAGCGATTCGATGCAATGGCGCACCTCCTCTGCTATCCGCAGGTGCCGTTCGTGTCGCCGTACATGAGCCGATTCTACGGGGCGCAGACGATGTCCTGTGGGCAGAATATCATTGTGGCGATCATGACCTATACGGGCTACAACCAGGAGGACTCCGTCATGATTAACAGGGGCTCCCTGGATCGGGGGCTGTTCCGCAGCATCTTCTACAGGACGTACAAGGACGAGGAGCGGAAGAACCAGAGCAGCGGTGAGGAGGAGCGGTTCGTTCGGCCGGATCCGACTCTGACGAAGCAGATGAAGAACGGGAACTACGAGAAGTTGGACGAGACCGGCTTCGTACCGGAGCAGACTTTCGTGGATACGGACGATATCCTTATTGGGAAAGTGGTGCCGCTGCGTGTGCCGACGGGCATGGTGGTTCCTGTCGGCGCGAAGGTTTATAGGGACGTCTCGCGCACGATGCGCAATAACGAAGTCGGCTGGGTGGACCGCATCTTCAAGAACCGGAACGGCGAGGGCTATTCGTTCGCGAAGGTGCGTATGCGCCAGGACAGAATTCCGGAGATTGGGGACAAGTTCTCTTCCCGACACGGCCAAAAGGGTACTGTGGGAATGATCCTCAATCCGGAGGATATGCCCCAGACCGCATCGGGTCTCGTGCCCGACATTATTATTAATCCACACTGCATTCCGAGCCGCATGACGATCGCGCAGCTGATGGAGACGCTGCTCGGGAAGATGGGGTGTGAGCTCGGCTGCCTGGGCGACGGCTCGCCCTTTAACGACGTCACGCTGGAGGGCATTACGAAGATCATGCGGGATAATCTCGGCATGGAGCCGCACGGGAACGAGATCCTATTCAACGGATTTACGGGACGCCAGATGGAGACGAGTATCTTCATGGGCCCGTGCTACTATCAGCGGTTGCGTCACTGCTCGGCGGATAAGATGCATTCGCGGTCTTCGGGCCCGCTCGTGATGTTGACGCGCCAGCCGGCAGAGGGGCGTGCGCGAGAGGGTGGGCTCCGCTTTGGAGAGATGGAGCGTGATTGTGTGGCCGCGCACGGCATCAGCGAATTCACGAAGGAGCGTTTGATGGAGTGTTCCGATCTGTTCCGGTGCTGGAGTTGCCAGGATTGCGGCCTCATCGCCATTGCGAATCCCCGAGAGGGTATTTGGCTGTGTAAGGGCTGTGGGAATACGACGAACTTCTCGGCGATTGAGATCCCGTATGCGTACAAGCTGCTTCTACAGGAGTTGGAGACGATGTCTATATCGAGCCGTATCATTACGCAGCAGAAGTTACTACGAAACATTTATGAAACCGAAAAAGCGGAGGTATAAGTAAGGAGAGGACGAATGGTCGCTACAAGACGAAAACGACGTTCGCATGGAGGAGGTAGATCCGCAGCGGCAAAGGCGCGTAGGGCGGCGGCGCGACAGAGTAATCCCACTGCTGCATCAAGAAAGAAGCCACTCAAGCCTGAGCAGCAGGCATCTAGGAATGCTGCAATGGCCGCAAGAAAGAAGGGACTATCCCGCGATGAAGTAAAGAAACGGTCAGCAGCTGCGGCAAATGCTACTCGTAAAAGGGCTGATACAAGAGCGGAGGCTGCGGCGACAGGTACGAGAAAGTCAAAGAGCGAGAGGAGAGCGGAGACACAACGGCAGCAGGCGGCGGCTGCGGCGAGAAAGAAGGATGCGGCAGATAAGGTGGCGGCTGCGAGGAAGGAGAAGGCGGATGCGGCGGCCAAGAAGAAGGCCGATGATGCTGCGGCCAAGAAGAAGGCCGATGATGCTGCGGCGGCGGCGGCCAAGAAGAGGAAAGATGCAGCGGATGCAGATACGGCAAAGAAGAAGGCAGATGCGGCAAAGAAGGCTGCAGATGCTGATAAAACTGGTAAACGTAAGAAGTCCCTACTAGCAAGAATAGGGGCTGGAGCTTTGGGAGTTTTAGGACCTGTTTTATCGGCAGCAGCGACCATCATCGGAGCCATGATAACTGCCGCCGCCACACTGGCTGCGGCCCTTTTAAAGGGGTTAACTAGTGGAGGACCTTCGAATCCATTCGGTTCATCTGGTTCGTCCGGGAATTCGGGTGCCGGCGCAGCAGGACCAGGATCAGGAGCCGGTGGATATTCAGATGCGGCGGCGGTTTCTGCACCTCCATCACTACCCGAACCAAGCGAGGATGATTATGAACCGATGAATAATGGGACAAAAGAGGGATGTGAAAATTTAGCGAAGTTTAAGGAAGCTAGATACATTTATGGGTACAATATGTCGGTACTTGATGGAAAAATTCACAAGTATCTTGATGAAAAACGGGCAGGTGTAGCCTTATATGAAGACGAAGAAAACACAGTCAGTGGATTTTATA